TTCTTGATTCTTGTATGTAAATTTTCTATAAAGATCCAAATAATCTAAATTAGCAACGCCCCAAATGTTGTATTTGATTTGTTCTCTATTAAAAGTTGTCGTTCTTTCTTCAGATACCATATTCCAGGGTGACATATTGTTTCGCATCTTATCACCAAATAATTTTGTAATGCGAACTGCAAGATATGGAATATCAAAGAATGTGGTATTCCAACCAGTAATAATATCTGGTTGAACTTCGACCATGAAAGAAACAAATTCTTCGAGCATCTGTCTCTCATCAATACAATGCACATACTCAACATCATCACGAGTATTTTTGTATTCGTAGATACCCCACACCATAAGTTTTTTGGTACGGTGGTTTTTTACTGTGATGGATAAAACTTCTTCTTCAGCTACAGTTGGATCTGGAAAACCATTCTCACTTGCAACCTCAATATCGAGAGAAAGAATAAGAATCTTGTCCATCTGCCAATCGACATAGCCCTCGTAGTTGTCTGCAATCCAGACGTAGGGATATCTTTCCATGCCGTGTACAAGTTCAGGTTGGTCCTGATACTGTGAAAGAAAGTCTCGGGCAGAACTAATTGATGCCAACTGAACTGGCTGAACGTTTTTGCCTTCTAATGTTTTCCAGGCACAAGATTCCTTTGAACGAACAAAGAAAGTAGGTTTAGGAGTATATTTAAACTGGACAGGTTTACCTTTATCAATTGCTCGAATTAGCAATTGATTACCTTTCTGAATTACGTTTTTGTAAAAAGATTCGGTCATAGACTTATTATACAAGATTTTATATAATAAGTCAAGACTATGTGAGTACCTGTTGTGTTGTAGACTTAGGTGGAACTACAATTCCTGAACCAAAGGCCTGACGATAGTTATTTGCAATATCACTATTGGGTTCAATAATAAACATAACCTTTTCACGATCAATATCGACTTTCACTTTAGAGCTTGCAGCGAAGGGAACCCAAGGCCCAAATCCCATTTGCATATTACCGCCACCAGCATCACGCATTGGCATAAGAACGGCTGGATTTTCTAACGTAATAGTATTCTCATTCTCTTTTATTTCTGCAACAATGTCTTCGCCTGTTGTCAATCTCAATAACATCACACTCATAATATAATCTCCAATTAATCTATTTTTTTCTTTGAACCGATATTATATTTTGTCTCCAATATCCATTCATCTTTTTCACGATAAGATAAAACTTTTATCTGTGATAAAGGTGCTCTTGGTTCACTATTTCCAACAATCTCAATCAATCCCCAATCAGATAATAATCCTGCAATTGTATTTCTTCGTTCAACATCGTTAATGGAAATACTTGTTGGTTTTCCATCTAGTGCAAACAACTCTTTGAAATGTACAATAAAATATCTACCTTGTTTGTGTAATATATGACAGGATTGATAAAGTTTTCTTTCTTTTCGTGAAGCAACACCAATTCGGGATAAAGTTTCTCTAACTTTGAGAAAATCATCTGACTCTCCCAAACTGACTTCTAGCATTAAGTCAGGAGTCCACTCCAATTCGTCCATGTCTACCGCCCTTGTTAATTTTAGTTTTTATTATTTCAAGTTGGTCAGCAGTAAGTATATCGAGGGCCTGTTTGGCCTTCTCATTGCTGTAGCCATAATATTCTTTAATCAAGTCAAGATTTTTGACTTTAGAAGAACGTAACCATTTTGCAAACCTTTTACGTTTTCTAAGACTATTTAGTAAAAAGTCATTTTGTAAACGACTGTCTAAATGATGAAGTCTATTCATCTCGTTTACAAAGAATAGGCTATCTGAATGAGCAGACAAGCACTTGTTGATGATATATGCTGGGTACTTTCTTTCCCAGAACATATCATCAGAATTCATAAGATTCTTTTTATTATAATTGATATCGTTTAGATAATCTTTCAATTCATACATTTTGATATTCTACAATCTCAGGTGTCATATTGCCGACTAACCAATGGTGAGGTAAAGGAGACCAACCACGTCTTAAATGTCTGATAAACGCCTTAGGGTGTGTCCAAACTTTTACACCTTTATTTTGTAATCTTAATGATAGATGATGATCGGAAGAATTTCCGTTGGGCCAACACGAAATCGGGAACTTCTCCCATAACTCCTTTGTCATACCAGTCAATGCAAAGTTAGCATAACTTGTTCTTACAAGCTCTAATGGTAATTGTCTCATCTGATCCATAGTTATCCAAGTGCCGTATTCTTCTCTCTGAGGTCCCCAACTTGGATCGTCACAACGAATTATATTTTGATTGACGGTTGACTCATCACTAAAACCACCATCGGGATTTATGTGCATATTCATCCAACCAGTAAAAACATCACACTCACTACTCTCTGTATATTTTAACACAGTATCGGCTGCCTGTCTAGTCACAATTGCATCATCACCAATAATAACGTAATGAGTATAGTCGTGTTCTTTTATATACTTGTTTAACTGTATCGTTACTTGAGGTTCTGTAAACGCTCTGAAAAATACAATAGGTATATCAAAACTTTTTTTATATGATTCTAGTGCAGGCTTAATGTTTCTAGGCTGCATGACTAATAGACAAGGATTGAACATTATACTTTCTTTGTTGGTAAATGATGACCCAAAATATCACGCCACCTTACTATTTCGTGATTGTATTCTCCTTTGGTTATATTATTAGTCTTATGTGTATTTTCTCTTAACCACTTTGCTGGATTACCTACCCAAACTCCACCAGGTTTAATATCAGACTTTTTAGGAATAACACAACCCATACCAATCATTGACCAAGAACCAATAACTTGATACTGATGAACAAGACATCCTGTTCCACAATTACTTTCTTTCATTACATGAACATGGCCTAACATAATTGCATTGACACTCAAGGTTACTCCATTCTCAATAATACAATCGTGTGCAACGTGCGATCCTCTCAGCATAATAATATTGTCGTGAACTTCGGTTACATTTTCAGTACCCGCATTGATGGTAACAAATTCACGAAAAACATTATTACTTCCAATTTGTGTAGAACCATTTTCTTTCCAATAATCTTTATGTTCTGGACGAGTACCAACTGAACAATATCCTTCAAATCTGTTATTGTCTCCTATGGTCAAATTGCCAGTAAGATAACAATATGGTCCAATATAATTATTATCTCCTAGCTTTACGTCATAATCTACTGTGGATGTTGGATGTATATAATTACTCATGCCCAATGTTTCTTTACCCATTTTCTATTTGATATTTGATGTGGTTTTGGATGTCCGTGAAAGTAAACAATACTTGCATTTTTTATTCTGTCTATTCTTTCATGTCCCAGATCATCACGAATATGAGCTTTATAACTCAAAATACGACCAGGAAAATATTTATCCAATCTAGGACTATTACCATAATGATTTCTTAATAAAATCATTTCTGATGGAGCTGATCCACCAGCTAGTTCTAAAACATTATCTTTTAAAATAGTGTATTCGTTGTTTTTCCAAAGATTCCAAAACTCCTCACAAAATTCATCATTACATAACGTAACTGCATTGCATATTGTGCTCGGTACAAGAGGGTCGGTACAGACTGCAATCTTACCTTCGGCTGAAAAAATATCGTCCAGTGGACCTGTGATAATGGTATCTAAACCAAATGTAACTCTTTTACCTTTACATAGATTTGGACGATACATCTCCATCAAACTCATCCAACCATACTGATCTACGGATCTTTCAAAACGAACTCCTTTTACACCAGGAATAAATTTATAATTTTTATCCGTCAAACAAATAAATTCAAAGGTGCCGTTATAATTTCTTTCTATACCCCTATAAAGACGATTCACCCATTCCTCGTTATAAATTCCAACACTATGAGGAATGCCTGTATTTCTTCCGTCAAATAAAACGGTAACTACAGTAATTTCGGGAACATAAGAATCTCTAGACTTCCAACCGTTAGTATTCTGGTCCATAATCAGTTCTTTTTATTTTCTCTTTATGCCAAGATGGATCTTCTCGGATAAGCTCTTGTTCGCTGTATTCATAATTATCACTTTCTTCATTTTCATTTAAGAGAATTGCTCCATTCTTAATATGAAAATTCCAAGCCATTTCTGTTTTAGGAGATAGTGTAACATAACGTTTGATGTATGGTTTTGTCAATAGCATATGTTTCCAAAGATCGGTTACTAATAGACGACCAGCACCACCAACTTTACTCCAAACAGTATAAAATACTGCATGATCTAGTCCAACCATTGTAGTTAAATCTTCTACCGTCTTAGGAACATCGTTGCAGTAGGCCACACATATAATAGCACCTTCATTAGTGTATACTTCACGGCCGTGCATATGACGAAACTCTCTATTCAACTCTGGACGAACAGGATCCTTTTCCCATGTCAGAATTTCTGGCCACGGATCTGCATAAGTTATTTGTCTAACTTTCATAAATGTTTACCTTTACGATATTGGCTTTACTTTTTTTAATTGTCCAACCAACACCATCATGCTCTAGTTCTAATAACATATTTTCATTTAATTCCATTTCATAAAAATCTTCATCACTTAATGATAAAACTTTTTCGCTTTCTTTATTTAGATAGATTGCCATATCTATTTAAACTTGCATTGAGTCATAATCTCTGTTAGACAAGCCAAAAGATTAATCTCTTGGTCAGCCACAAATGCAGACTTATACTGATACTCGCCTAGAATAATAACAGCAGCGGGTATAGTGTTCGGTTCCAAATATGTATAAAGCGTATCATAAATCTTGCGGAAGATTTTGGTGGGATCATTATCTATATTATTCACAACCCACTCACGAACTTTAGTAAACTCTTTCTCCTTTAGGTGGAGAGTCAGTTCTTTCATATTGACTTCTGAAAGATTGACAAGGATTCCAGAGTCTATTTGTCCCGAAACACTATACCGCTGCAACTCGTTCAACACTCTCCGATTATCAGGAAAGTGTTTCATAATCAATTCAGCAACGACTTTCTTGTCAAACGTAATTTCATTCTCATTGAGAATGTTTACACATCGGTCAAGAAGTTCTCCAGCCAACTTCTGTCGATTGCCATTGATTTTAAAATCAACAACAGAACACCGAGAATGTAAAGGCTCGATGATTCTGTTTTTAAAATTGCAAGTAAAGATAAACCTACAATTTTTATGAAACTCCTCAATGAACCCGCGGAGAGCAGGTTGCGTTGATTGAGGATTAAGATAGTCAGCCTCATCAAGTATCACAACCTTTCTGTTGCCAGAAAGAGATACTGTAGAAGCAAAACTTTTAATCTTTGTTCTAAGAACATCGATACCAGATTCTTCAGATCCGTTGATAATCATATAGTCCGTGTTAAGTTCTTCACACAGAGCTCTTGCAACGGTTGTCTTGCCAATACCAGCACCACCAGACAACAGAAGATTTGGGAGTTCGTTGTTCTTTACAAACTCTTTAAAAGTTTTTTTAATAGATGATGGAAGTATACAATCGTCAATAGTTTTAGGACGATATCTCTCCACCCACAATAAGTCCGCCATTATATTCTCCACCTATAAGAATGTTCATTTTAAACTTCGTCTAGTGCTTCCATTGCAATCCAATAAGAAACATCAGTTCCAACCCATTGGCTTACACCAGCGGAAGTTGAAATGTTTACTACATAGTCTCCAAGAATCATCTTGAGATTTTCTGCTTTAAATCGAGATTCAAAAGGTATTGCATCAATGTCCAAAGTTTCAGTATACTCATTAGAAGTAGTGTTCTTTAGATCAGTAACGGTAATCTTAACACCGGGTTCGCCATTACTTTTGATTACAACATCAGGAAGTTGCATTACTGCTGAAGCTTTAAGAACATTAGTAAGATAGTCCTTCGGCATACTAAACACAACATTACACTCAGGTGCATTGAATGTCTCAGGAGGAGTTGTTAAAATAGACGGATCAGAATAAAAATATTTAATCTTTTTATTTGCCGTAAGATAACTTTCATCAAAGTTAAGTTCTGGTTCTTTGGTCAAACTCAAGACACCAAGAAATTCATTCAAATCATAGATACCAAACTCTTTTGGAAAAGTCTCAGTAATATCAGCCTCTGCCAAGATGTTCTTCATCGTTGACATTGTACGAAGTTTGTTACCTTCTTTGAACAGAATGTTCTGATTGATGGATGAAAAGTTTTTCAGTACACTAACTGTTTTTTCGCTTAGTTTCATTGTCATTCTCCACATATAACATAATAATACCGTAATGTAAAATTTTCATAAGGTCGGCACGGTTCTTTCCGTCCTTACGGCCATAACGTTTGGCATACTTCATGATGTTACCCATACAGAAACCTTCACCGTGTCCAGCATCGATAATCATATCTGTCGCTTGATACTTGTTAGTTGAATAATGTGCTGTATAGGTAGAATCAATGTACTGCCCTAATTCTTTTAGGGCAGCATCTTCATCGAATTTATATTTAACTTTACTCATAATATAATACTATCATCATTTAACATAAATGTCAATACTTTTTTCTTGCCTAGTTCCATAATTACTGTAGTGCTTTTAATACTTCATAACGAACTTTTTCAAGTTCAGTTACTGGCATTGGAATAAGACCGCGATCCGAAAGTAATC